AACGTTTCGACCTCCTAAAATAAGACCCGAACCGGCTTCGTGTCCAATAATGACATTGCTATTTCCAGAAGTTAAGTTGTTTCCAGCGTATGCTCCAAGTAACACATTGTTGGCTGCGGTGGTTACCCCCCCCCCCCCGCGTTATACCCCAGAATCGTATTTTCACCGCCGCTTCCGATGTCCGACGCAACGTCACACCCTACCAGCGTGTTCTTCTCACCCGTAAGCGCCACGGGGTATTTGGCCTACCACCGCGTTATCATTCGCGTCACAGGGTACAATGCCTAGCGGGAACAGGTTCGACGCCGGTGGTGAAAGGTACCTGAAAGATTTCAAACTAAAAATAATTTTGAGCAAACGGACGCGTTTTTCATTTCAACGCAAAAGTTTGAGTCGGGTGGTGGTCTCACAAGTCTAAAACTCTACGTAATGCTCTCGGACCTCGTGGTCTTCGACGCACAACTCACACAAATTTCACAGACGTGCAACTTTTACCTTTGTTTGTTCGGGTACGCCGTCGCCTTTTGTTACGCGTTTGTGTACACCACGTCAAAACTCAAGCAGTTACGCATCGAGCACGTCGACCAGTTACCCGCCGAACTTGCCGATCTACGTCGAGGAACCGACGAAGTTGTCGCGCAGCTCTACGATGAAGTCGCCCGAGTCCGTGCCACCAACACCGACGTCTTCCGAGAAATTAAGGAAGATCTTAACGACTTGCACGCGGGCGACGACAAGTTCGTGGTCGAGCTACGCGAGCAGTTTACACAACTCAGTCAACAAAACCAAGCCGCCGAAAAACTCGTCACAGCGGCGATTTTAAGGACGCGCACGTTGGAGGCCGAACTCGACGTCTTACCCGCCCAACTCGAAGGGCTACGTCGAGGGATCCACGAAGTTGTCACGCAGCTCCACGACGAAGTTGATCGAGTACAGACGGCAAACGTACAGTTGCACCGCGAATTAAAGGAGGAACTTATCGGACGTGAACGGCGCAACGGCGATATCGTGACCGAGCTCCGCGAACAAGTTACGCGACTCACCGACCAAAACAAAGACGCCCATCGGCTCGTCACGGCGGCGAGCGTCAAGATGCGCACGTTGGAGGCCGAGCTGGACACGCAGCGGCAAAAACACGTCGAACTGTCGGACTTTGCACGACGCGCGTACATCCCCCCGCACGCCGAGGTTGTCGCCGCCGCCGCGAAAGAAGAACGCACGCGCGGTAACGCTGCCGTCATGGCGGAAGTCGTGCGGTTGTCACGTGAATCGATCGAATGCAAAGTCAGTGTCTGCAATGAAGTTGTTGTCACGGATCAGTCTTTCCACCAAAGCCACCCGGTCGTCCCGCACATACTAGCGAACCCTGTTACCAACATGGAGTTTCTCGATTGTACCACCTGTCTTATCGTGACGTCGTTCCGGGTATTTACAAACGACAAACAACACCTGGACGACGCGCTCGCTTATATTTGCGAAATCGCGGATGAACCTGTCGACGCCTTTGGGATTTATCGGTTATTTCTAAAAGAATTGTTTTCGGTTATTCAGTATTTTGAAAGACCTGGTTATTATTTTGAGTCGCAACATTGGCGTGATATTTGTAATCGGGGTTTTAATTTCAACGAGCTGCTGTTTTGGATTCATGTTCTCGACCGCGTCGAACTTACCCGCAACACCAACACGCCGAATAGGACGTACACAAGGTTGGAACGAAAAATGCGCAAAGTCTTCCGATATTTGCGGTTGAAAGCGAATCCGTGGTACGGGATTCCCACTGAATTCGTGGAAAACCGACGTTTAAAGGAATTATATTGCAATGATGGTTTAGGTGGCGGTCCATTGACTCGCTTTTAGGAGTTGACGCTTAAGTATATGGCTCATTAAAACCAGTTTGTCATTTTTTTATTTTATGTACACAATAAACGTTAAAGAGTTGTTTCTACGACGCCAAAGTCCTCGTACACCGGCGGCTCCGGTCGCGGACCCCGTTTTACACCGTAAAAATACAGATCACAGCTGTGCCCATTATAATACGACTTCCAGGACGAAAACATAGAGTCCAGGTTCTGCACCGCGTCCACGTCTTTGATCGTCAAGTTCTTATAGTAGTCGCTCATGTCCGCCTGCTGCCCGATGGTGCCGTACGAGTCGTGCGGTGTGGTGCGCCGCGTGCCGTGTTCGTGTCGACCCGTGGACGCACAGCTAAAACAGAACAGCCCGTTTGGTTTGAGCATCCGGTAGATTTTTCGGAAGGATTCCGCGTACTCCGGGTCGTGCTCGAAGCACTCGGTGGAGATGATGGTGTCGAAGCTCGCGTCGGCGAACTCGAGGTCCTTGGTGCGTGAAACCACCGTGACGTTGGCGGCCGCGATGACGTCGTTGCCGTGGTACTCACAGTTGTCGAACAAAAAGCGGTTGTTGCCGTTGATGTCGCCCGACCCCACGTCCAACACACGTTTGTTCCGAAACGAGTCAGCAAACACGGCTTTTAGGAACAGGGTGAAGTTGCGCGCTTGGTCGTGCATGTCGATCCCCGTACAGTGTTAAAAGAGGTGTTCTTTGTTTCGAGGGGGGAAAAAATGGATTTATAAGTCATGGTTTAAACACACCAGACGCGTCGATCGGCCAGCTAATAATTTTATCCGTTTGCGTCAGTCGAAAACTTAAGTAGACTTTTTGTAAGTTATGGTGTGATGAGGTACACGATTTCGCCCGAGGTCGGGTTGTAGTATAGCGGCGCAGCTGCCGCCAGTTGCGCCGCTGCCAGGCCGCGAACGGGGTTAATGAAAAGACTGGAACTCTGGGTGGAGTCCAGAATCGTGTTTGCATCCGCGTTAATGCATACGCTGTACGGATGCTGGTTGGTGACTCCTGCGTTGACACCGATGGCAATCGCGCCCTGTCCTTGGTTGCTCACACCCACGTTTGTGCCCACCGCAATGCAATTCTCACCTTGGTTCAAAACGCCTACGCCCGCGCCGATGGCGACCGAGTTGCGCCCCTGGTTAAGAATTCCCGTGATGGCGTCTCCCAGCCGCACGGGATTCTGCTGGATGGCTCCAGAAACGGACAGTTCGGCCACGCTTAACGAGCCGCACGACACGTCGCCATTCACAGTCAAGCACTGGCCGAAGATTTCTTTAAGCATAGACATGTTTGTAGTGTAAATTTGGGGCGCGCGAGTAGTGGTGGTGTTGTTGTATACTATAATACCACTAACTTAATATTTTCATCCTCTTACAAAGAAGAAATTTCCCACTTGGTGTGCAAGAGCGGAGTGAGCGCGTTCGCCAGCGCTTGGCTTCCGTAGTACGCGGACATGGCGTGAATGCCTCCGTAGAAGCGCGAGAGACCCACGTCGTCGGCCAGCTGTGTCCACGTGGAAGCGCTCCAGTCCAGCGTGACGGACCCCGCCGGTGCAACGCCCGGCTGAACTTCGCTGCCGCCCTGCGCAACGAAAAAGGTGCCGAAAGAAGTTTGACGGTCGGGGGCGCCACTAAAAAGGGGTGTCAGGACCGTCAAGTTGGTGCTGGTGTAAGTTGCATTAACTACGGGTAAGTTGGCGGCGTCGATGTTGGCACCGAACCAGTGGGTCATGGTGCTCGCGAAGCACGCGGCGAAGTACGTGTGCCCCGACGGGAAATCAGCGAAGCGCGGGGTGACAAAGTTGGGCATTTGGTAGGGGACCCATAGCGACGCGTCGGTGGGCACACCAGAAACGGGGTCGGGCTGTACCGTGCCCCTGAACCGGTTCCGCACCTCTTGAATGGGTCTCGATTCGCTGTACTGGCTTTTCACCCGCCACACCAGCCGGCTTCCCTCGAACAGGTTGACGGACAGCTGCAAAAAGGCCAGTGCTTGCGCATCTGTCTCGCCCGAGGTGCTCTGGTACGCCGGTGCGGTGACAAAGTGGCGCACGTAATCGGCCCACAGCCACGCAAACATGCCGGGTGGCGTGCACGTATGAAGCCCGCCAGCCCAGAACTCCGCCGACATCTTTTGAGCGTCGGACAAGGAGGCGCTGGCAACGTAGACGTCGTGCACCTCAGTGTTGCGCGCGGGATCAGTGTGGGGGATAAAGTAGGGCGCGGCGCTGCCCGCCACCACCAGTTCATCCGCGGGCTCCAAGCACGTGGACCGTACCTCGTCCCATTTGTATCCTAGGTACTTCTGCGCCGTCTTCCCCGGTAGTTGCAGAGGCGTCCACTGACCCGAGTTGCCCGGATCGGCGCTGCTGTCCACTACCAGCGGTGTGTTAATGTTCGGCAGGTCGGCGCTGGTGGCGACGTACGCGCCGGTCGTGGGGTCATTATAACCGTCGCTAGCGCGTGAAGCCCACCACGCTTGCCATCGCACGCTAAAGGCGGCACCGCCAACTCGCGCTAACACGTCAGCTGTCGCGGCATCCTGCTTCAATACAGTCCAGTTGAACAGGGCGCGTTCACGGGCCAGCAGCGCGGCTGTGTCGTACCCGGGTATAATTGTAGGGCCGTACTGGGAGAGCACCCAGACAACCCAGACGGTGGCGTCGTTCGAGGACTGCGGGTAGCGGAGGTCAAAGTCCCAGTTGTCGTGGCTGCCGCGGATGGTGCCGGTCGAGGGGAAGCCCGACGCAGTTGGCGGCAGCGCGGTGTCCGAGTTGATAGAAGGCGAAACCAGATTCCAAGCCGTGGCGAAAAGCATCGCGAGAAGGTAGCACAAGCGACTGGTCGTCGTCGGTGCCGCACTGGCTACGGTTACAATATACTGTAATAAGTCATTGACACAGTTCACATGCTCTTGGCGCAGAAACGTAAGGCTGCTGCTCTCTCCCAGAGTGTTGTAGACGAGCTCCGCCGTGACCTGGTCGCGGAGCATGGGCTTAAAGCTGACTAGGTCTTCCAGCGGCGCACCACGCAAGGGTGTGACAAAAAGGCCGGAACTGTTGTGGAGGAACACCTCGTCTGTGGCGGCGATGGTGATTGTTTGACTGTTAACGTTGACGAGCACCTTGGACGTGGCGGCGGCGATGGTAGGTGAGTGACTGGAGTCGACAAGCACGTGCGTGGGGATGGTAACGGCGGCGGTGGAAAAGATGTTGCCCTGGACATTCACCTCCGATGTGTTTATGGCGTGCGTGCAACGCAGGGTGTCCCCGGCGGTGACAGTGGCCGTGTTTTCCCGGAGAAGCGACATTTATTTTACTACATGTTTATTTTTTAAAACGGTACGATTAAGGCAACATGTAAAAAGCAATTACGAGCGCTGCTGGATGGAAGTTGACACGTTCAACGCCGGGTGCTTTTACGTTGGCACCCGGACTAAACGTATCGCGTTTTAACTTCGTTTTGTCGTCGCGTATTTAAACGTGTGACTAGGTAAAACAGTAAAACCTCACTCGATGGCAGAATCACCGAGTCGAACAAAAATAAACGTTATCATCCGTCCATCGGCCAGCCGCACTTCGAGACAAAACTTCGGATTCTTCGGAGTAATTTAAATCTGATCACCGCGGACGGTCGTGGTAACGCGCTAGAGTTTTTCGTCCAGTGTTTTTTATACACGCCCGAGCCGTTGTTCGTGTCCTCGCTGCTCGCCGCGCTCCAAGAGTACATCCCCGCATCCAACGTTGTGCTCCACGTGGAGCCGGGTTACCTCGGTAGTTTTATCTACCGGTGGCTGAGTGACATACTTGCGTTTTCATTTTTCGTATCTCCGTTTCAAACCAGTGGTCGAATGATTTTATAACGCGTTTTTTTATTTTCTGTAGTGATAAAGTAAACCGCTATGTCTCTCCTCCAAGAAACTCACAACCAGTATGCCGACTTTTCGGACACGGTCAGCTGTCTGGACCTGAATGCGTCCGGCGCCATTACCTCAAACTCCGTCGTCACGGAGGCACTGCAGCTTACCACGCTGCCCGCCGCAGGTCGCTTACTCACGTCCGACGCCACGGGTAACGGGTCGTGGCAGCCGCTGCCCTCGGCGTACGGTTACGCCGTCGGCCAGAGCAGCGTTACGGTGGCTGCGGGAGCGCTATTTACGTTTGACCTGGGCACGGTGGTCAGCAACACCGGCTTCACAAGTGTCCCCGCAGCCGGAGGCAGTTCGTACGTCATCAGCAGGGCGGGCGTGTACGAGTACAGTTTCTACGTCGCCGCGGCGGACGGCGCAGGAATTGTGCAACCGCTGATGATCGCGGTCGTCGTAGGCGCGAGTGCAGCTGTTCCCCAAAACATTTTCCGAAGCGGCGCCGCCGCCATTATCACTGACCCCTTGGTTTGTGTTGGTAGCGGGCTCATCACGCTGGCCGTGGCCGACAGTGTGAGCTTGCGAAACGTCACCAACTCATCGACGACTGCGCTCACCCTAACAAGCATTCCGGTCGGTGGTGTTGCGGGCGCGAACCGCACGTTGCTCCTGCGACTCGTCGTATAGATCGCGTAGCCGAAGAACGAGGAAATTGTAACAACGTTTCCGTGCACAAAAAAAAACAAAAATAAACCTTTTCATTTTTATTTCAAGTTACGTTTCGCATGTCAATAAAAACAAAAATAAACCCTTTTGGTGTGTGGGAGGACATGGATAGACGCCCTACTGGTAAATGACAATGGCGTTCACGTTACCGGGGTTATCTCGCCCTACACTTGATACCACGACCGATGCGTTTCCGCGCGCAATCGCCACATGGTACCCCTGGTTAGCGGCCGTTGGATTTAAGTTGGTACCACGGTACTTGTTCCCGTTTTGAATCCACAAGCCACGCTCGTCTCGCACATAAACCCATGTTGACCCTAAAGCCTGTTGGTCGTACCAGCCTCCCGTCACAAGTGTGTCTCCCGCAAAATTGAGCTGTACGGTCCCTCCGAAAGCAACAGTTTGCGTCGATTGATAAGAGTAGTCCACTGGAACAATTTTTTGGCCTTGCACAAACCCCACTCCTGTTACGTAATTAAACATCACCACGGCACCCGTTGAGCCTACCGACACGGGAGCATTTAGCGCGTCTTCTGGAGCTCCGACGGCCAGGGTGGAACCGTCGCCGCTAAGCGACACACTTGAACCGGCGTACACGTTGTTGGGCGACAGACTGTATGGATTTATAGTTTGTAACAACGACCACGCGGTAAGCGGGTCCAAAGCTGCGCGAACAAACACGGTTACTTGGCCGACTAAATTGTTTGCTAAGTAGTTACCGGTGACCATGATACGAAAGTCCAGAGAGATAGCAAGTGAATGCTGTGCTGATGCAATGCTGCGGAAACCCGCAGAGGTGAGGGTGGAGGCGCCAATGGCATAAAAAGAGACACCCGAATCGCTAAGTACCGCCAGCATTTGTTTCCCGCTGTTGATCACTAAGCCTACACCAAAGTTTACGTAAGTACCGGTGAGGTCGAGCATGGCACCTACTTGAACCCATACTCCCGCGGTCCGGCGGTACACGACAACCTGGTTGCGGGAAGGGCTAGAGACAGCCAATAAATCGTTCTGGTCGCTTAAAGCGATACGGGGCTCGATGTTGTTTGTAAATGGTGGTGTGATCGTGCTGTCTAACACCCAGGCGCCAGCGGTGTAGAGATATGTTTGAAACTGATTTTGGAGGGTGGCGAAGAGCTCGTACACCACGACAATCATGCCACCGTCAGACGACACCACGACATACGGGTGATTGCCGTTGCCGGTGCTGTTCAGTCTGATCTTAGGTGCTCTTTGTACGTAAGCCCGGTAATCGGCGAGAGGCGCCGTCCAGGTGGCGTTGCCCGCGTCATCGGAAGACGTGAGGGTGTAGCCAAGTGACGGCACGGTGGGGATGAGCTGGAACTGGTTGGTGGTCAGGTCGCCGCTGTTCTCAATGGTGGAGCTGGTCAGGGTCGTGAAAGCGCCGACGTTAGCAGAAATTTCTCGTAGCGACGACATGGTGTTTGTTTTTAATACTACTGATAGAAAAAAAAAAATCGTTGAATTCCAAAACGTTGGGTGACAAAAAGACAACGTGCCGTTTATGAAATCCACGCTGACCCCAACCCCTGCTGATCACTTACGTAAGCCCGGTAATCGGGGAGAGGCGCCGTCCAGGTGGCGTTGCCCGCGTCATCGGAAGACGTGAGGGTGTAGCCAAGTGACGGCACGGCGGGGATGAGCTGGAACTGGTTGGTGGTCAGGTCGCCGCTGTTCTCAATGGTGGAGCTGGTAACGGTCGTGAAAGCGCCAACGTTAGCAGAAATTGCTCGTAGTGCCGACATGGGGTTTGTTTTTATTACTAGGTACGATACGATTGTCGTTTAATCTGGTATACAAGTTAAAACCCGCGATGGACTACACCGAAATCCATAACAAATACACGACCAAAACATACAAACTGGGTGACCATTTGTTTTTCGACAAAGCGTTTGATACGCCGGGCTTTTCGCATCATGGTGTTTATTGTGGTTACAACAAGGTGATTCACTTCTGGGCTCCTAGCAGCGAAAAAAACAAAGACAGTGCTTCTGTTCAATACATGAACATAAAAGACTTTGAGAAACTGGCCAGACAGAGACGCGCGCGCGTTTACGTGGTTGATCACGGCGATGAAAGAGTGCCACGACGGGAAAGTGTGAAGCGCGCACGACAAGAACTCGGCTACCGTGATTATAATGCGATGACAAACAACTGTGAACACTTTGTCAACCACTGCGTAATAGCCCAACGACGTTCTTTTCAGGTGGAATAGGTATAATAGTACAGTATGTTGCAACCGCGAGTGATTTAGGAAGCATACTCAAATCAAGAACAACCTCTACATTTTGTTTTGGGTTTTAACATTATGTTTTCTCTTTTTTTTTGTAGAGATTCGGTCCATGCCGGGGGCTCAATAACTTCCCTGTGACGCGCAACAAATGATTGTGTAGCAAGAGGCGGCGTGGTGGTGGCGTGTAGTGTGGGCGGCGTGGTCGCGGCGTGTAGTGTGGACGGCGTGGCGGCGTGTAGTGTGGGCGGCGTGGCGGCGTGTAGTGTGGGCGGCGTGGCGGCGTGTAGTATTATTGGTGCCGCAGTTTGACGTCCAGTTGATGTGTTAGTGCGTCCATTGTAGACGGCTGTACACGGCAAGTCACTACGTGTATCTGATTTAAACATTACGTTGTTTTACATTTGGACTTAGAAAAAAAAATGTAGTTGTTTGTGCAATTTCCGGTTCACATTTGGACTTAGAAAATAAAATGTAGTTGTTTGTGCAATTTCCGGTTCACATGATTGTGCAAATTAATAATGTGCCGATCTGGATGCGCGCCACATACTGGGTTGGACACTAGCCACTGTGATAACCCCCGCTTACATTTTGAACACGGCAACAGAATTGTTAAAGTTTGTAGTAGTAGATCTACCATTACTGGCGTCGTCCCTTCCTGTTTAGAGAACTCGTGGAGCAACGACCACATTTTAGGGCCCCAAATCCGTCGTGGGACTGGACTCAGATACTGTTCTATAAACACCTCGGGGACAAATGGTACAACCTTGTTCAATGTTTCATCCTGCTCATGCAGAACCAACAAGTTATTAAACAAGTCATCGTCGTCGGTATTCGCCGGGAAGCGGAAAATGTACAGCCACTCAAAATGCGTCAAAAAATTTTTTAGTGCTTCGAGATGAGGTTCTGGGGAACCAGTGAAGATATACACGACATGCAACAAGTTCGTCAATAAAATACTACTACTATGCATTTATTTATTCACTACTGAAACTAGTTATGATTTATATTAAAATACAACGACGACGAACGGAAAGCCACCACGACGAACGGCTTAAATGAAATCAAAGAGTCCATAGCGGCAAGTAGTACTTCCCAACAATACCAGCACCAGACACAACATTAACAACAAGAGCGGGGGTTTCGGCTGTGGTAGTCGGAACACCGGGGAGCGCATAAGCGTTCAGGTTAACAATATTATCGCCCGAAACAATAAGTTCGCCCTTATCGTTAACATTGAGGTTGGCGAAAAGCTGCGACGAAAAAACGGGAGCGTTTGCCGGACCGGGATTATTCAGCGTTAACCCACCGTTACGGGTGGCGATATTTGCAACATTAGAACTATCCAACACATCGCACTCTGATAATTCACGAAGCTGTAATACTCGAAGATGGGACATGGTTTGCTTTTTTTTATACACACTATTTTATTCGTAACACGTTTGCGGTCATACGACCAGTAGTTATATACAATTAGTTATACAAGTCTAATGTGAACATCCTCGCCTTCACTCGCAGTCACGCGATCGTAAAAGAGATACGCCACCATAGGCGTTTCACCCTCCGCCTTGTACGCCTCCAAGAAACGGTACAGCGCATGCACGCGCTCGCTGAGGTTAACGTCGCACACCACGCCGTTCACCGTAAACACACTGGTGTTGAAACGTACCCACAACACATGCGCAAAAGCGTCGTTATCCATTAACACCTCGTTTGCGTCGCTCATCCGAGCGACTTCGGCTTCCGGGGTGTACTTCGTCGGGTCCTTGTGTTGGTCCTCGTCTACCTCCAGCAGCACTAACAATTCATTCGTGGGGAACCGGATCGCTGCGTCGACCTCTACGCGCTGGCGAGCAATGCCAAGGGGACGACAGTCAATCTTGAAGCCGCGCTCCAGCTCAGGGTAGTGCTGCTCCACCATGGTGAGCACGCGGTGCTCGACGCCGTTACGAACACGCGTGCCGTCCTCCCGATGTCCAAAGTCGCGGTGGTGCGCGATCTGCTGCTCGTACGCCGAAACGTAATCACAGCCCACAACAGTGCACGCCAGAGGGCGAAGCTGGAGGTGCACGGCCTCATTGTGGATCCGTAGATGCGCGGGTCTGGGAAAGCTCATTTCACATTTGTCACACTTGAACGGTTTTATTTTTTTGTGGACTTGTTTGCCGTGCTCTACAACCTTTGCGCGCCGATTGCTTTGGTACGAACACTCGGAGCACTTGAATAGTTTATCGCCGGGATTCGCGTGATTCTTCAAGTGTTCCACCAGCGTGCTTCGATGCGGAAACGTCTGGTCACAGTCTACCCACGTGCATTTGTGGTTGCGTTCTTGCGTGTGTGTTGTGCTATGCGACTGTAAATCGCTGAGAATTGCAAATTTCATGCCGCAGTCGGTAACCGGACACGGGAACGCGCGTATCGTTGTGTGTTTACGTAGAATATGTTTCGACAACACATTGGAGTACCCGAACGTTTCGTTGCAGTTGTCGTGCGGGCACTTTAAGTCTTTCGTTTTCTCGTGGACGTTTTTTACGTGAACCCGGAGCTGCGACTTGTCGTAGAACATTTTTTTGCACGTGCTGCACTCGTGCGTCGCCTTTTGCTCGTGGACGCGTCGTACATGCGCACCCGCATTCGAACGAGACGAATACGTCTTTTCACACCTGGGACATGAGAAAGACACTACGGTTGACGTCATGATGATGAAAATTGAGTTATGACAGGTTTTACAAAAGACAAAAGACACTTATTAAACTTTAAAATAATATTTATTTTTGGAGGATTACAGTTGGCGAATCTTAACCCCTTAAGATTGCTAACACTAAGAGGGCGACGGTTATTAATTCGCAAATCTCAAACCGCCTAACCCGTACTTGAAGCGGAGTACGTTCCAGTTGCGTGCGAAGACGAGGGCTGAGACGCCGGTGTTGCCGTCGTTTCCGGGGACGATGTTGGCGGGCTGGATGAGGGTGGGGCCGTAGAAGCAGCGTCCGTCGATGACGACTTCGAGGCGGGTGGAGTCGATGCGCGAGAAGTTGCACGTGCCAGAGGGCTGGATGTCCTGCGGCTGCAGCGCGAAGGAGTAGCAGTAGATGAACTTGTCGGGGATGTTGGTGTGGTGCTGGTACGGCTGGATGAGCCGGAAGTAGCGCCCCTCCTTGGCCTCCCACCGGTTGGCGTTGTTCAGCAGCAGGCGCGCCTGCTTGCACGGGTCCACGCTGAGCTGGGTGATAAAGTCCAGGGGGCCTGAGAAGTTGAACCACTCGTTGTACAGGTTGGTGCACGGGTTGATGTTGGGCTGGAAATCTCCATGCACCGCCAGGCGCAGCACCCAGAAAAGCTCCATCACGGTGTGGTTAAAGTTCAGGTCGATGTTGAGCGACTTGTCCTGGCCGGTGGCGTACACCGCAGACACGGTCTGCTCCGTGCTCATGCTCTGCTGCTGGTGCTGCGGGATGACGCTCTCGAAGGCGCCCTCCGCGAACTTGGCGCGCTCGTTCTGGTCCAGGTACACGTACGTCACCATAATCTGCGCGCCCAGGGAAGAGGGCGTCAGGGGAGACAAGTCGGACACCGACTGGGCGGGCCCCTCGTAGTACTGGCCGTTAAACTTGGCGCGCTGCTCGATGGAGTTCAGAGTGTAGCCGTACGGCGCGCTCAGGGCACCACAGGTCAGCTTGAGCAGCTGGGTCAGCATGCGGAACCGGACGCTCACCTTGACGCTGTGGAACTGCAGAGACACAAGCGGCAGCGCAAGACCAGAGTTCAGGGTGAACCAGAAGTACAGGGGGACATACAGAATGCGCGGCTGGCGACTCAAGGTCTGCAGCGCGAAAATAGAGTCGTACTTACCCGTCATCTCCTGCAGACGCTTACCCGGGGCGCCAGACAACTCCTCCCAGATGTACATCAACTCACCATAAATCTCATCAATGCACTGACCACCAATGAAGAAGTTGGTGCGCTCAATGGCGGCCTGCCCCACCGCGTGGGTCCAGTACGGCTCAATGCTGACGTTGTCCACCTTCAGGCTGGGGGGCACAATCGCCTCCGCCTGCGTCTGGGGGTCGATGTACCGCAGACCAATACCCGGCAGATCAATGCGCACGTACATCCAGTACACCAGGTCGCCGATACGGTCCAGGTTGCAACTGGGGGTCGCACCGAACTGCGCGGTACCTTGGTTAAAGTCCAGGTCGTGAGACTCCAGCGCGAAGTTGGTGTACCGCTTAATTACATGACGCCAGTAGGTAATCACGGGCTTAGCCGTGAGAACGCCATCGGCTAAACCGAGCGAGACCATTTGATTTAAAGCACCTCCTAAACAAGCTGACATTTTGGTTGATTGATTTGTTTCTTTTACATTATATACAGAAAAAAAAAATCGACACTATTCGAACGACCCCCGCAAAAGTGATCGAACGATTAGCTAAAAAAAAAATTGTGTCGTCGTTTAAATACATGCACATCCATGTCATTCAGAAAAAAGTAGTATACAGTAAAAGAAACGCCTTTTATTCGACATGAAAAACACAGGAACCACACTGTATTTAAAAACTAAACCAAAAACACAATCACAAACGCCTGAAAACACACAGGAACAAATTACGGCTGTGGCATCTAGTCAAGAGCACCCCACTGCCGTCAACCCCAACAATGAAGACAACCGCCCCTCCCATGCCAATGATGACGAGGAAAACAGCGAGGACGACGAGGGGGACGAGGACGACGATGAGGAGGAGGACGACGACGAGGAGGACACGGAAGGTAGCTTGGTTGATTTTATTGAACATGATAGCAATGAGTGTTATTTAGAAGATAAAGATTCTCTATACGTCGAAAAAGAAAAGGTATCACGCCGTAGTCGTAACGTTGTACGTACTTGTGAAGGCGATCAAACAAGTCAAACAAACGACGCGAGCGACAAAGATACGGACAACGAAGAAGATGACGATGACGATGACGATGACGATGACGATGACGATGACGATGACGATGACGATGACGATGAGGATGAGGATGAGGATGAGGATGAGGATGAGGATGAGGATGAGGATGAGGATGAGGATGAGGATGAGGATGAGGATGACGATGACGATGACGATGACGATGACGTTGACAATGAGGAGGAGGAGGAAGATGCCGGCGAGGCGAAAGCAGAGCACAGTACTGCCATTGCTGAACATAGCGAAGCTCCCGCTTTAGCGGCACGCCTAAAAAAGTTGAAAAAACGCAAGATACTAGACAGTGACGATGAAAGTGTTATCGTCAGTGGTCAGCACGCGGAGGCAGTGCCCGCGGCTGTCATTGAACAGGGATGCAGACGCTCGACTCGGAGTACCAAAGGGCGGCCGCCTGTAAAATATGTCGATAAGCACTTTGCGGCGTACATGCTGGATGATGTGGATATAGAAGCCGTACTACAAGATAGTGAGAGCGACTCGTCGGAGCTGTAATTCTTTTGTAATGATTCAGAATTTATTTGCTGCAGCCTACAGTTTAAAATACACGTATCAACCATCTTCCCACAATACCACTACAATGCGAATATTGTTTTCGTGTCCGAATCCGTACCAACTAAACCATTTAAAGAATTTGTTCATGCACACACGCATCAACTATAATTTCTTACCTGTCATTATGGAACAAACTACAGCCAAACTGGTAAAAACCATTAACGTGCCGTGCGTTGTCGCCGTCATCGACGACGTCCAAGCGAACTCGGGATTTCTGGTGAAACGTGGCACCGCAAGTATTGAAGACTTTATACCCGTGACACCCTTTGCAGATTACTCGTTGCTAGAGTGTTTGCATCACATGTTTGCAAGCATGCGCGACTTGCAGGGTATCGAATATATAATTGTACCGTTACACGCCGGCATTCGTGTCGCAAGTGTTCACGACGCCTACGTCAGAGCGTTGTTGTAAAGGATCGATGCTTGATGTTGTTATAGCTTGTCTCGTCAATTATTTCTGGGCGAACAAATGCGAGCTCCGATAACACAAGCTCGATAATCGACGTAAAGCTAGACTTGCACTGTTCGACTTGCCTGTTGTTTTTAAATAAAAAACCATTTGTCTCTACGGCTTTTTGTAACTGCGGTATGCTCCACAAGCCCAGGCACTTTTTTTCCATGCAATCGTCCTTGACTTTGAATTCGCACCGCCGCTCTTCCACCTTTTTATGCTTTTGCGCTCGCGATTTACTACCACCCATTTTGGTGTACCCTGACAAATCCACCGGCGTCGTGGCTGTTGTAATACCGCGTTTGAAGATATGCTCGTTTGGCGTCACAAGTGCAGCCCACCTTAAAGTGTGTGCAAACAACGAGGGAGTGAGCAGCATTGTGCGACACTCGTCAAACCGCAGAAGTGCACTAGGGTCCCAGGGGATTTGCTTCACAAACGTAACGTGATTACGCGGTTCCTCCGCGGTGCCGAACAACACCTTGATCTGGAACGCGTACTCACCGCGTCGGAGGGAGTCTGCGATATCCCGATATTGCGTTCGCGGTATGTTGTCGTTTTTGAAGTACTGCACCATGGATAAACTTTCCTCCATGAACTCCTTGGCGGCAGTGTCTTCGGCGGTGGATGCCTCGGCGCTCACTTTCCCACCAAAGTCTGACCATTTCTCCGATCCCTCGCGCCACCCCACGTTCTTGCGCTCTTTACACAACAAAAAGTATAACCGTGACATACACGGATCTACGCAGAAACACAGTAGAGAGGCACCAACAATACGACCAGACGGTCGCTCGTCACCCAACGAACTTCGCATGATGTACGTACCGCTCTTTTCAGGTGGCGTGTCGGCTGGTACAGGGATCAGAAACGAGTGCGGCTGTATTATTGCATCATCCGAAAGAACACTGTGTGTTTGTGAAGAAAGTATGGCCAAGTCTCCGTCGGCAAGCGACGTGGTGTAGTCCACTAACACGGGTAAGGGGGGTAATACCACATCAACTAACACATCCTCCACCACACATTCGGAGTCCGTTGAAGCGAGGTGCGATCGAAACAACTTCGATGACATTTGAAAAAAAAAGTGGGGGGAAGTGTTTTATTTAGACATCCGTTTTTATTATGTACACAAATTGTTCGTATAAATAACCTATGAATGTTGAAAAGCTACATATTTTCGTACAAGAGTAATAAATGACCGATTCCGCGTTTAATGACGACGATCCGTCAGTGTATAAAACACACGTTTTATATTATCTCAATGCAGATCCGCACTGTGAGAAACTGATGAAGCTGTTGGAGACGCACCCGCTAAACGACGACGTGTATCACCAAGACATTAATTTGTTGAAACAACGGCCCGCCTGGCTGGATGGTGTCCCTATCCTCGTGAACAAAAGCACCAGTGACGCACACAAAGGTCGCAATATTTACAAATATCTGGAACAGTGGAAGTCCGACGAATTCTTGCCCGCGAATTCGTCGACCGGTGGCTACGCAAGTTTTGAATCGCCGATTGGAAACTTGGAGACCGACGAGAACGGAGAAGCGGCAATCGGCAATTTAGATACGAAAAAGTTTGCATCACTGTACGACACGGGGATGTTTAGCATGGAGGATGATAACGAACCACCACAAACAACAACCACACCTGTTGCCAGCACCGGCGGAAGTCAACGAAATAAACGCAAAGAGAATGCGGCGACGGAAGCACAAATTAAAACACAACAACTGCTAGAAGCACGCAACATACAGGATCAGAGAGTCAAGACGCAAGCACCTCCCAGACCACCACCGCCTCAACACCAAATGCAAAGACAACCGGCACAACTCCAGCACCCACAACTACAACCACCACAGCAACAGCATCGCGCCCCACAGCAACATACTTCGCCACAACAAAACATTCTGCCACAGCAACAGCAGCATCGCGCCCCACAGCAACAGCATAACCCCCCACAGCAACAGCATCGCGCCCCACAGCAACAGTACTCACAACAACACCGCACACAGCAGCCGCAGTACGCGCAACCGCCACAATACGCGCAACAGCCACAATACGCGCAGCCGCCTCAATACGCGCAGCCGCCACAATACGCGCAGCCGCCTCAATACGCGCAACCACAGTACGCGAAACCACAGTACACGCAACCACAGTACACGCAACCACAGTACACGCAACCACAGTACACGCAACCACAGTACACGCAACCACAGTACACGCAACAACAGTACGCGCAACAACCACAATACGCGCAACCTCATGATGAGTTGAATTATGGTTCTACTTATGTTCCGGAGTACTACTAGGCGGGACCTGATTGTTCAACCAAGATTCCAGAGGTGACTTTATTAATAAACCTTTTGCGGGTATCCAGTGTACGTACTCTTTGACATGTTTAATTGATGGTGTTGTTAAAGCGTCTTTAGTTCTAGTTCCTTTTTTCATTGAATTTAGCTCTTTCCTTGTTTATGTAGATATTAAATGCGTATATACCATTTCAAATATAAATCGATGTTGTGCTACAATATTGTAAAATAGCAGCCAGAACAACAAAACTACGATATTTTTTGGTAACAGGTAATGCGGACGCGATAATAAGAACTTGTGCATCAACTATTGTAGTTTGAGTTAATCCAGGCGGATCCGTCGTGGCATCCGCTGCATCCGCCGCATCCGTCGTGGCATCCGCTGCATCCGCCGCATCCGTCGTGGCATCCGCTGCATCCGCCGCATCC